AGGAGCGCGTCGTTCACGCCTGCGGTGATAGCGAACGGTTCGTTCACATAGCCGCCAAGTTCCGCCTTGCCATCGTCCACCCAGATGCCGGGGAACGACCAGGACGGAGCCTTGGACTGGATGCGGAGGGTCGTGCTGGTCCCGTAGTTATCGTCGGCCCACACGCCGGAGAATTGGTTGATCAGCACGCGCATCCCGTTGACGATATCCTGCAAGGACTCGCCCTCCAGGATGGTGTGCTGCATGCTCGATCCGGACACCTGGATCGTCACAACGTCGCCCGCCACCGGCGCGGCCACGCCGTCCGCGAGGCGGTATTCGATGGTCGCGTACGGATAGCTCGCGCCCACGCGCCGCCGCTTATTGTTCCAGAAGACGCCCATGTACACGTCGGCGTGGCCCTTGAACCCGAGCTTCTGGAGATGCCAGAGGTGCCAGGCCGGGGGCTTCTTGTACCCGTGGTCGGTGTCGAAGTCGATGGCCAGCGACACGTCCGGATACTCCTTCCGCGGGTCCGGAACGTCCTGCGGCACGAGCGGCCACAGGTAATCGAAGTAAAAGTAGTACCCGGTGCTGTCGGCGTTGCGTTCGAACAGGGCGGTCAGGACGACGATGTGGTTCCCTGCCGGGACTGCGGACGCGATCTTCAAGCTCGCGGTGGTGCCGCCGTACTCGTTGAGATAGAGATCGATGGGCGATTCGGCGGGCGCCACGCCATCCACGGTGACGCCGACTTTGCCGCAGTCCGCGTACAGGAACGTGCCGAGGTAGAGCTCGTGCTCCTCCGTGGCAGAGTACTGGATCGTGACCGCGCGCACGTCCGCGAGATCGTTCGGGCCGGTGCGCCGCGCGTGCCCCTTGCTCCACCACTGCGAGGGCCAGCCCGTCGCGCCGTACTTGTAATCCTCCCAATAGCCGGTGTACTGGCACCGCTTGTCGGACTCCTCGATCCGCGCAGAATCGCCGCCCACCTTGAGGCTTCGATCGCCCGTGACTGCGATGTTCGAGATGGTCGCGCCCCACTCCACGTCGGACTGGAAGCCGGAGATCGGCGGGAGCTTCTTCATCCGGGCGCCCGCAGGCCAGGAGGCAGGCGTCGAGGACTCGTACCCACGCTGAACGTGGATGCTGGACGCGCCGCCCGCCACGAGCAGGACGCGCTCCTCGGTCGTGGCGTCTCCGATGAAGTACCGCCCGCCCGTCAACGCCGCGCCGCTATCTACGCTCCAGATCGTGTCGCCCGGTCCCACGTCGGCGGTCAGGAAGCACCCGTCGTCCAGCGCCTCCTCCACGATCTCGAATCGTGGTGCGAACACCATGTACATCTTCCGGCAGTCCACGGTGGGAACCGTCTGGCTGTTCTTGTCGGTCAACGCGCCCAGCGGGAGGCTGATGTGATACTTGGTGTCGTTGTCGCCGCCAGCGAACCGGATGCTGCGGTTCGTGCCGAACGTCACGCCTTGCACGTCCTTCGACGCATCGTACGAGGCGTCCCGCGCGTCTACCGGGACCGTCTCGTGCCAGGACCGGACGGTAAGGATCTCGCCGTTGCCCAACTTGCCCATGACCGTCGCGGGCGGCGGGCTGGTCTTGAACGCGATGGTGAGCGTCTTGCCGGTGGCAGTCGCCTGAATGACGCTGGACTGGTCGGGTCCGGTGACGACGACGTTCTTGCCGCCGCCGTTGATCGTGTCCGCGAGATCCTTGATGGCCGACTCAGCGGTCGCGAGAGCATGGACGTGGAACTGAGGACCGCTGCCCGCGTACGTTCCAGGCACGAACCCGATAGTGGACAAGCCCGTTCCGCCCCACGCGACGAGCTCGCCCGCCCCAACCGGCTTCGTGGAAGTGATCCGCACGCACCCGTCCACGGTGTCAGCAGTAGCGTCCAGGCCCGCCGCGCCGACCGCAGTGTTGATATCGGCGGCGACCTGATCTGCGGTCTGCGCCGCGCCCGCCGTCAGGCCGATGTAAATGCTGGTGCCGTCGATGATGAACGTCAACGTGTCATTCGACGCCGCCACGATGTTGAACGGTCCCGGCGCGTACGACCGGCAGATCGTCGCCCCGCCGTGCGGCAGCGTGTTGTCGAACGTCACGCGGTTCTTGTAGACAGGATCTATGCCACTGACGTGGCAGATCTCTTCCAACTGGTACGGAGGGTCAGCAGGATAGAGCGGGTCGTACGTGAAGTACACAGTATCCCCGACCTTCAACTCCAACTCGCCAGTCACCGGATCGAGATCGGAGGGCCACAGGTCGATGGCGCCGTTGGGTGAGGAGAGCGACTTGGGCAGTTGGTAGAGCTTGCCCCACGGGATGCAATCGTAAACCGTGTCGCGGAACGTAACCGCGATGTGGTCGGCGCCCAACTCCGGCTGCGTGCCCGACGCCTCGACGCTCACACTGGCGGGCGTCTCGCCTCCGGACACCACCGTGGCATACGAGAGGAGCTTCACCTCGCGGATCTCGCCAGCGCCGCCCTTGCCGCAGACGAAGGTCATCGAGTCCCACGAGACGGACGGGTACTTGGCGGCGTCCAGTCGCATCGCGCCATCGAGCGCGTGGTCGTACTCGATATCGAACTCCAAGGTCAGGCCGGAGAGGTCCGTCCGCGGCAGGTGTTTCTGGCGCAGGTGGTTGAAGTAATCGTACGCGTTGTAAAACCCGAGCACAGCGAAGTCCTCTGCGGCTTGGAAGATGCCGGAGACGGACACACCTGTCGCGGACGCGTCATGGATCGTGGTCGTCGCGCCACGCCCGGTGAAGCCCTGCGTCTGGAAGTTGCGGCGCGGATCGAAGATGCGAAGAGGTTCGGCAGCCATGTAAGTGACCGGGATTCAGAGCAGGGTAGGCCTATCGAAATTCAGCATGTGAACTACGTCCGGATAGCGCCGTGATTCGGGAGCGATCCGGCGGTATGGGGCAGCGCTCAAACGCCGGGTTTCCCAAACTGCCGATAATCTCGGACGACCAGATCATCTCGAATGTTTGCGGAGCGAAGGCGGTCGCGTTATCATTCGCGGTTAGAGTATCTTCCGAAAAGGCCCTTATTGCTGACGACTTTGCGGGTTTCGTGTATTCTCCAGCGACCAGAATAGGAGCGGGCAGCATGTCCCCAGATCAGGAAGCTCACTTCACAGACAAAGACGAGAGTGCGTTCGTAATATGGGTACGGGATCACTTGGTAAACGGCGCCGCGCTGAAGCGTGGCATCACTGCAAACGAGTACGTTGAGATTTGCAGGCACGAATGGGCATTGTGCGCCGCGGACGAAGTGTATCGGATAAAGATGCTTGTCGATCCCCTGATGCAGCCGGAGTTGGCCGCCGAATCTCCCTGGAGCTCAACTGGACGCCCTTACTGCGTGTTAATTGCAAGAGTTGATTCGAATGGAGACCTTGTAGATGCTCCACCAGAATATGAACCTCCTTCCGGTCCTGGAGTGCACTTGCTCCACATGGTTGCCGGTTCACCATCGGGCGGGACAGTGCCCGATCCAAGTAGGCCAGCGCCGTATCTAATTGGTTTCTTGGATGTTCTGGGATTCGAAGCATTGCTGGAACGTATAGGCCTTGAAGAGTTGACGTCCCGATACGAACAACTTCTCCGCGTAGCACTAGTTCCGCACTCCGAAACGCGGCCGTGGAGTTTGGCACTGGCTGAAGTGCGGGGTGAACTGACGGCCGGGCTAATGTGGTTGCCTATCCAGACTGCGTATTTTAGCGACAGCCTGCTGCTGTGGGTCCACTATCATCCAGGGCATGTTGCAGAATTTCTCCACCGTTGCGCCAGAGTGTTTTGTGAGGCGATGGCACTGGGGCTTCCTCTTAGAGGTGCTTTGTCGGTTGGCGAAGCCCTCCTGGACAAAACGAGGGGTATGTATCTAGGCCGCCCTTTGATCGAAGCGGTTCGCCTCGAAGGCCAATCGGATTGGGTCGGCGTAGCCCTTGGATCGTCATTCAAGTCTGAGTCCTTGCACATTCCGGTTCCTCCGGATGCGGTACTCAAGTACCGACTGCCCCTCAAAGAGAAGGGTCTGTCGCTCTTCTCCGATTTGGTCTTGGATTGGCCCCGCGTTTGGCGCGACTCTCGAACGGATTCCGCAGCAGATCACTTAACAACACTGGCGGATGGGCTTACAGCCAATGTACGCGAAAAATATAGCGCCGCCCTCCAGTTCTGGGAGTATTCGCTCACCAATAAGGACTGGTTTGTGCCTCCCGGTTGGACTCGAATCACTCCCAAAAACGTGAAGTACTCCATCGAGGATATCAAGTGCTTCATCGTTCTCTATGAAGATTCAGGAGCGCCCTCGGATAAGGGGTTTTTCGCGCCTGATTGTCTCCAACGCGTGTTGTATTCAGATCTGATCGACTCTCCATTTTCCATCTCCAACCTGATCCAGACAATCGAACGATCCGAGGTGGAAACATTTGCCAAAGTCCCATATGACGGAACGAAGGTGCAATTAACATTTCCGATCACCTGGAACCCAGGTAGCCTTGTTCTTTCGACGACAGCTGGGCGAAAGTCGATTTACCTAACTCGCGTGGAGGCCACAGTCTCGCACCCGCCTGCCGAGTGAGAATTCACTGACATTGGGGCTGTTGTCTATCGCTCGTCGATCGTGTCGATCAACCTGCAATTCCAGAGCTTGGCGCGTCGCCTTGCTCAGGGCTCAGGGCAGCATGGTAGCGACCTAGCCAGCCGCCACAGGTGCCACCAGCCGGAGCGAGGCCACCGGGGGTGACGAGCCCGTTCAAACCGTTCGAGGAAGTGACGGTTGTTGTGCAGTACTCGTTCGGCATCGCCGAAGTCGTCAAGTCCACTACTGGCGAAGCGGCTACGGGGGGCCCTGTGCTTTCTGCGGAGGTGGCAGGAAGGCCGTTGCACCGGCTAACCAACTCCAGGGTCGTGGGCGATCCGGGAGTTTGGGCTCCCAAGTCGATCATCGATAACTCTTCATGTCTGAATCACCACGGTCAGGTCGCTGCCAGGGTCCGGGTTGGCGACCGCCAGGATATCGAACGCGAGGCTGTCGCCCTCGTTGAGGATCGGAGTCGGCCAGATGGTCGGACGCACGGTAGCGCCGATACTGTGGTTCTTCGTGAAGATCGCGTCGAACGTCTGCGCGTTCTGGTCGGCGGCGAGCACCTGGACATACTCCTCGTCTGCTTGGCCGAGGTTGATGTGGACGAACTCGCCCACATCGAAGCCCAGCCGGTTCGCGCCGTACGACGCCGTGTTGACGGTCTGCTGGCCCACACCCAGCACCACGTCCTGGATGAAGAAGATGCCGAAGTCGTTGTACGGCAGGCGGCGCGTAGCGGGCTTGCCGTACCCGCCGTCCACAAGCCAGTCATAGGTGTTCTTGTACCCATCGGGGAGCTTCTGCGCGATGCCCATGTACTCCAGCAGTTCCCACGTCGCGCCGTCGTCGCGGGACACCTTTACGCGGTACGCGCTCTGGCCGTCCGTGGTGGGCACCTGGACGTACGCATAGATGCACCGAATCGACGCACTATCCTGCACGCGCATCGGGATCACCACCGTGTCCGCGACCGCGAGCGCGCCGGGGATCTGGAACGTGTATGCGCCGCCGTTGCACGTCCGGTCGCCAGGCATGAAAGGCTCGCTGTGGTGGCCCAGCGGGAACGTCCTGAATGTGCCGTACCCGAAGTTGTTGGCCACGCCGACGACCGCCGCGACCACGCAGGCTGTGGGGAGCTTCGCCTCGATCCGCGCCGGGAGTCCGGGCGTCCGGAAGAATCCCTTCTTGACGCTGAACGTGAACGTCTTGCTGTCGAGCTTGAAGAACCGGATGCCCTTCTCGTGCGGCGTCCGGAGCGTTTCGAAGCACGCGAAGTCCGGGCGGGTGTCGTCGGCCCAACGCCTCGCCAACTGGAAGTTGCCGGTCGGCACCACGTCGCCCTCGCTACCGGGCCCGACGATCTGCGCACACTCGTACGACCGGCGATACCCAACGTCCGGACTCTTCGCCTCGTCGTTGAACATCACGAAGTCGCCCACCCGGAACACGCGCGCCGTCGCCGGGTTTACCGTGCAAGCCACCGTAACCGGATCGGTGTCCTTGTCGACGGCGTCGTCGATGCTGGCCCACAGATCGACCGCCAGTTCGTCCACGTAATAGAGCATCATGGCGATCTCGTGCGCGGAGACGATGTTCATGTTCCCGGCGTCGTCCGGTTCCACCTCCATCTCGTCCAGCACGAACGTCCCATAGTCGGAGAGCTTCGTCGTGCCCAGGACCATTCCCGGCACCCCGGTGTCGTACAGGATCTCCTCCGGCACGGGCGTCGGTTCCACGTCGGCGGGCTTCGGTCCCGCCACGAGGTCGTACATCGAGTCCGTGGTCGTGCGGCCTTGCACGTCGATAGAGAAGTCCTTGTTGAGCTTCCAGGAGACGACCCGGAACTCCCCGGCGCCACCGGGCATGTCCGCATGGGTCATCGAGCAGACCATCCCCGGCTCGGTATTGAGCGCGAGCGCCGTGGTCTTGAACCCGATCTGGCGGGCGGCTTTCCACTCCGCTGCGCTGGTCCCGCCCAACTCCTCGCGCAGTCGGGTGCTGACGATCCGCGCGGCCTGGCTCTTGGTGGACGTGCCGCAGAGGTTGACGCTCGACTTCAAATACATCGGTCCCGCGCCGCCGCCAATGTAGGAGGCGTGGTCGATGTCGTACACCGCCACGCTGTTGTTCACGAACGCGAAGTCCTGGTCCGCGAAGTTGGCCGTCAGGTGGTTGAAAGACGGCTTGGCCGGAGCCAGTTGCAGGCTGCGGAACAGGATGTTGCCCTCCGTGAACGCCTCAACCACGCTGCTGTTCTCGCGGATACCGATCCGGAGCTTCCCGAACGAGAACGTGTAATAGCCGAGGCAGTTCATCAGGACTTCCTGGAGCCAGTCCCGCAGAGGCTTCTCCTCCTGGAGCGTGCCGCGGAACGCGAACTGCGTCTCCGTGCCGACGCCGACCATCTTGGTAACGGAGTCGTTGCAAATCGCGGCTGCGTCGATCGCCGCCTGCACGTCGAACAACGCTTCGGCGGCGTTCAACTGTGCGGTCGTCGCGTCCGCGCCAAGCCGGAGGCCGCGCGCACGGAAGACCATGTTGACCGCGATCCAGACCGGGTTCACCATGCACGGCCCGTACACGCGCACGCCGGGGCTGGTCCACACCCAGCCGCTCAAACCCTGCGCGACCGTCGCGATCATCGCGTGGTCGCCGGGGCTGGAGAGTTGGAGGCCCTTCGCGTCCGACCTGCGGATCACGATGAACGCCGTGCCGGCCGCGAAGTTGTCCAGGAGCGTCGAGTTGCCGGAGTAGACCTTCCGAAAGTCGCCGCCCGTCAGGTTGCCGGATTGGTCGAGGGAGAAGAAGTCGCCCGCGCCGGCCGGATCGGTGCCTAGCACCGTCCGGAGGCCGAGGTCGTTCTTGGGGAAGCCGTGATGCGCCTGCCCGTCGAGCGTGTGGCCCACCAGCGTCTCTGCGTTGCCGTCGCCGTCCTTGTCCTCGTAATGAGTTGGCGTGTACGCCACGAGCGGCCCTTCGCCCACGATGCCCAACGCCTCGTAGAAGTCGCTCTCGTCCCGGCCCGCCGCCACCTTGCAGTTGACCGGCATCTCGGTGTCCGTGTACACCTCCGCGAGCACTTGGTCGTAAATCGAATCCGCGACCAGCGACACGCTGGTGAGCATGGACCGGCCAAAGCCCCACACGCCGGTCGAGTTGTCCTTGATCCGGACGCCCTGCGGCACGGCGATGATGCCGCCGTAATAACGCTTCATCCCGTGCGCGAGGCACCCGCTCGGCGTGTCGTAATTCTTGTCGCAGGAGTTGGCGGCGGCGTCGGGGAAATGAACCAGATCCATCGCGCCGTGGTCGGCGTAGGGGCACGCCTGCGAGTTGAACGCCTTCCAGCAGGTGCGCGAGATTTTGCGCGTCGGGTACGGCAGGTTCAACTCGTACAGGCCATCGGACCCGGTGACCTTGAACTCCGGGCCAGCATCGCAGGACCAGTTGACGATATCGCCCTTCCAGAGATCGACCTTGACTCCCGTACCCACATGGAACAGGGAGAACGCGATCGTCGCGCGGTAAAGGTCCACGTCGTTGGCGAGGTCGCGCATCACCCGGTCGGCGTTCCCGAACGTGAACGAGGCGTCGTCGGACTCGTTGCCCATACCCTGCGAGATGCCATCGAAGTCGATCAGCCGCGCCTGGTAGAGTTGCACGTCCACAGTGCAACGCCGGTCGGAGAGATAGATCGCGGGATACCCAGCATGTAAAGGCTGGATCTTGATGAGCGGAACGACCTGCTGGACCTGCGAGAGCAGCGCGGTCTGGAGGGGCGCAGACGGGAAGCGGGTGCTGGTCGAGTTGAGCGTGTAGGCCGGAGTCGCGGCGGGGATCTCGACCAGCGTCACGCCGATGGAGCAGATCCAGTCTGCGACCATCGCCCAGGACAAAGGCTCGTTCTCAAACCGGCAGGTGATTGCGGTCGTTCCGTTGCCGTCGTCATTGGGCGCGTTGTAGGTGAACGCGCCGTACGGTCCATACTTCGACTCCCAAAAATTCCGGAGAGCGATGCGCTGGGTGTCGTTCATCCACGTGCGCCGAACGGTGAACCGCCGCGCGCCCGCCCCCAGGAGGAAGCGCTGCTCGATCTTCGCGTTGCCCGACCCGAACTGGTGGATGGTCACGTCCGGATGCCTGGCGCGGCCGTATGGGTACTCGGGCACGATGGGGAACGTGCTCGAGACGGCGATCTCCGGAACGGTGATGTTGCCGATGGTGTCAGACACGGACAGTCCTCGCGGCATCGATCGCCGCCACCACATTCGATTGGTATGCGATGCTCGTGGCCAGAGCCTTGTAGTTCGGGTCGGTCGCGTACGCACCGGCGACCGCAGCGATCAACGCTGGAAGATCGCGGGTCTTCTGGTAGTGCGCCCACGCGACGGCATACGGCGCCCCGCGGGTGATCAACCACGCATAGTCGTGGCACGACGCCTCCAGGGAGTCGTAATCCGCGAACTGGAGTTTCTGCTCGATTCGCTTGCCCGCCACAACCTCCTGCGTCGTGACGATGCAACACTTCTCGTGGCGGCTGGCCTTTTTGATTCCGAAGTAGTTTGCCGCCCCGGCGGGCTTGGCCCCCCACTCCGACTCCATCGCCCACTGCGCGATGAGCAACCTCGCGGGGCACCCGGTTTCGGCTTCGATACGCACCGCGATCCGGGCGACGTCCGCGAGCCGCCGGTCCCGATCCTTGTTCACTTCAGCGATCCTCCACTTTGACGGAGATGGTCCGGTCGTCCGTCCTGCCGCCAACGGTCACGATCCGGTTGGTCACGAGGTAGGTGACGCTTTTGTCGCCACCGCTTAACCAGACCACCGTCCTACTGGTGGTGAATGTGTCGGTAATCTTCTGGATGGTCGCTCCCGGGTCCAAGATCCACTCGCTCGAGGAGATCTGGTCGCCCGCCAGCCACAGGAGCCAATCAACCGAATAGTCGAGGACCGCATCCGGGTCTTTCGTGAAGGTCATGCGTCGATGTCCCTGTTCTCCGCTCGCGGATGGATGGTCCGGTCCTCTGCGGCGGGCACCAGGACGCGCGCCTCGCGCCGCACGAGGTGTAGCCGGGTTTCGGATGCGACCGGCAGGGTCCGCGCGTACCACCGGACCCGCAACGTGCGACTGGCGGGCGTGCCAGCCGACAACAGCATGGCCCCGACGACGTGGGACCAGCCAACGGTGACACCAGCCAACCCGCGCACACACGACGCGCGCCCTAGGAGGCTGGACGTACCGGACGCCTCGCCGGCCAGCGGGCGCACACGCGCCAACTGTGCGCCAACGTCGGCCAATCCTGCGGCCTCTCCGGCGAACTTCCGGACCACCGCCAAGCGCGCCGCCAGCGCGCCCGAGGCGGCGGCGATCCCGCGCAGGGCGCGAGCTACCCGGAGCGCACCTGAGGCGGTCCCGCCGCCGGCAGCCAAGCCAGACACCGGGTGGACCCGTGCCAGCTTCCCGGTGGCGGCGGCTTGGCCGGAGGCGGTGCCGGCCACGCGCCGGAGGACCGCGAGTCGAGCAGCCCCGACTCCCTGGCCGAACGCCGCGCCCGTGAGCGCATGGGTCGTCGCGGACTGAGTCCAGAGCAGTAGGAGCAGCGACATGGGTCATGCTCACGAGGCTTACGCCGGGATCTCTTCCCAGGTGATCGAATACCCACCCAGGAAGGTCGTGCCAGCCCCCATCCAGGTCGGAACCCAGCAGGTGCCCGGAGGCAACACGATATCGCCGTCGATGTACTCGGTCAACTTCGGCTCAAACAAGTTCGCCGGGACCATCGCGCCGGCTCCGATTCCAAGATCCGCCGCCCGCAGGTATTGCAGGATGCTGTTGCCGGTAAGAGCGGCTCCTGCCGCGGAGCTCAGAGCGCGAGCCACCGAAGCCGCCGCCATGCCCACGTTGTTGCACGCGATCGGCGTGACCACTGACGTAGCAATCGTCGGCGCGGTGCAGAAGCTATGGATCACCGGAGGGACGGGCGGCGTGCCAGAAATCGCCCACACCTGGAACTTCAGCAACGACAGGTTCTTGCCGGAACCACTGGGGTTCCACAGGGCGAATTGCGTCGAGGCGGCGGCCGCCGCGCCCACGATGTTACCGGCGGCGATGGTGGTGGACCAGGCCGTCAGGATGAGCGAAAAGATGTTCCCCCTCGCGGCCTGTTCGTAGTAGCGCCCCTGCCCATCTCCCACAACGATGCCGCCCATGCGGGTGGCGCGGGCCGGAGCGATGGTTCCGTCTGACAACTGCGTTTGACCTGCGCGAATTTCTGCGAGCATTTTTCCTATCTCCTTATCTGAATTCTTCAATGGCGTAAGCGGACATCCCGCTCGCGCCCATAGCAAAATTGGAGCCGCACAACCCCGACACCCCCTGCTGCATCAGGAACAACTGGCGCTCCTGAAACAGCAGATCCGATACTTCTTGCTGCTGCTTTGCCGCCAACATCGATTCCGCCAGCCTGTACTGGTACGCGTCCAGGTCGATTTCGACGCGGAGTCTGGCAGCGGCAGGAGGAGACACGTAACTGCTGGTCACCAGGGACTTGTTCTGGCGCTGATCGACCTGCCAATAGGTGGCGTTGTTCGGATAAGGAGGTGGACTAACTCCAGTTGTCGGAACGATGCACTGGTACACCTGTCCGTTCCATGTGACCGCATCGCCGTACACGTAAAACGCCCACCTGGGGTTCCACGGAGTCGGCTCCACGAGGGCGTTCTGTAACTGGACAACTCCGGAATCCGACGTCAGCAGCTCAGAGCCAGTGGTTCGAACAGTGAAGCCCGTGACGCCAACCGTTCCGTTCACGGTCACCGTGGTTGCAAATCTGCCGTTGACGGAAGTCGCGGCCATCGCCTTCACGACGCCTGATGTGTACGCGCTGAACCTGGCACGGAATGCCCGGAACCCGCCAACGGAGAAAACCCAGACACCGATCACCGTTGTGTTCACAACCATCGTCGTCACCACATCCGGACGCTGGCCATACACCGCGTACCAGTTCTGGGAGTCCGGGGTGGCCTCGAACGATACCGTACCGGCCCAGGTGCCGGTGAGTTGAAGGAGAAGCGTGGTCGCCCCGTTGAGAACGACGGTCAAATCCGTGTTCAGCGCAGGCAGGAACCCGAACACGCTGTTATCCGCGACCGGCGCACTCTCGACCTGCAACCTCTTGGTGGAAGGATTCACGAGGAGGTCCTGGCCCAAAACACGACCGAGGTGCGTATCTCTCGTGAGAAGCGGATTTACCGAATCGTAATTGGATTGCTCCCGCGCGTCCTGCGTGAGCGGCCCCTGGTTCCCCCACACTGGGCTGTCCGTGTCCGTGGTGTTTTGAACCTCTACGGGAAGCGGATTCGGGCCCGCGACATCGCCGCCGTCCTGCCCGTGAGCGCCAAGCATCAGCTTTACGCGTTGTACTTCCACCCCGCCACCGATATCTTCGGTCGCGACCGGAATCACGGCATTGGACGAATCCTTGATGGTGATGTTGTCGGCCATCGCCTCAGTCCTCCTTCACCAGGAGCGTGCCGACGCCAAACTGGCCATAATCGTCCTGCTGCACAGTCTTGGGAGTCGGCAGTGTGTCCCAATACAGGAGCGCGCCCGCGAGGGACGCGAACACGCCGAACGCCACAGCCTGCGACCAGTCCACGAGCGCGGGGCCGAACTGGATGAGGTTCGTGTTGGCGACCTTCCGGACGTTGCCTGCGTCGGTCGCGGGCGCGCCGAACGCGATGGCTTGGCGCGCGTAACCGTTGCCAGCCAGTTCCGTGCCTGCCGAATTGTCATCGGCGGGCGCCAAGGAGAACAGTCCGACGTACGGCGTCACTCCGGCGACTGCGCTACCGCGCAGGACGTTGAGCACAGCATCGGTGTGGGACTGCGACTTTCCGGGCATGGGTTTCTCCTAAGCGAGTTCGATCAGTTCGATCTGCACGTCCGACCTGCCAGGCGTCACGGACTGGCTCCAGTCGGTGTTGAACCGGACCACGTACCTCCCGGTCACCGCCGCGCCGGTCGGGTCGTACGAGAACTTCGGGTTCGTCTCGTACGGATCGTAAAAGTAGAACGGTTCGTGGGTGCCGTTCCGCGCATCGTAAAACGCCCGGAGCGTGGCCAACTGCGAGGGCGTCAACCGCTTCGTCAGGTTCCACTTCTTGCGGCTGGTCGCCGCCTGCGCCGACCTCTGCGACTCGCCGTTCCGGTACTCGTTGTCGATGACCGGGTACTCGCGCGTGTGGGTGAACGCGCGAGACAGGGAGTTGGGCAGCACCGTGGCCGGCGCGGCGTTTGCAACGGAACCAGGCATTACGAGGTCACCAGGCCGGGGCTGAGTTGGAGGCTGGTCAACTCGCGTCGGCCAGCGTTGGACTTCGCCGCGCTCAGGGACGCGCCCGCGACGACGCGCGGATTGCTCGCGATGGCGTTCACCGCCTCGCCACGCAGGAGGCTCGTGGTGGCAGGCCCGTCGAGTTGGATGACCACCGGCCCCGCGCCGGAGGCCACGCCGCCGCCAATGCTGTCGAGCGTCGGCAGACCGCCCATACCGGGAAGCGATGCGCCGTTCGAGTAACCCGGTGACTGGTAGAGCGACCCGCCTTTCTGGACCAGATCGAGCGGGTGGACCGTGGCGGGCATCCCCTTGGTCGCCTGCCCCGTGCTCATGGCGTATAACTGGATCAGGTCGCGGATCTGCTGCGTCCGGATGGCCATGTCGAGGTTGCCGCCGTACGATTGCTTCGCGGTATCCACGATCTGCTGGAGGACGCCCTTGTCGGGGATATCGACCCCATACAGATCCTTGATCTTCTGGCGGGCCTTCTCGACCGCGCCCTTGATGAACAGGCGCACCATTCCCGCCGCGAATCCAGCGATACCGCCGATCAACGCGCCCAACGGACCGCCGAACTTCGCGCCGATGAGCGCGCCGCCCGCCGTCGTCTCCGCGACTCCAATCTTGCCGCCGCGCCTGAGACCGTCCAGTGCGAGCATCGCGCCCGCCGCCAGCATCGCGCCGCCCTTCATGCCGCCGACGCCTTTCGCGTCCGCGACCTTGTACGGATCGCCGCCGATCTCGTCAATCTTCCACCGCTCCGGCTTGTACCCGATGTTGCCGAGGTTGGTGAGCATGTCCTTCCAGCCGGAGATGCTCTGCTTGAGGTTGGCCAGAATACCGACGCCAGCCTTCGACGTGACGCCGCCGCCACCGCCCGCCGCAGCACCGCCGACGCCCATCGGGACACCGCCGCCACCGCCGCCTTGCGGCACGAATGGAGGCGTGCCCCAACCGCCCACCGCGCCGCCAGGGATCGGTCCGCCGCCAGACCCGGCAGATCCGCCGAACACCGGCACCGCGCCGATGCCCAGCAAGCCGCCAAGCCCGCCCAGCATCCCGCCGCTACCGCCAGGCCCCGCGCCGCCGCCAGCAAACGTCACCTTCTGGCCGGTGAACATGTACATCAGCGTGGCCGCGACCCGCGACGTGACGACCTCCTTGATGGCCGTCAGGAGCGCGGTCTTGAGCGAGTTGCCGATGGCCTTCCACACCGACTGCGACTTGGTGAGGAGCGCGTCGAACACGCCGCCCGCCTGCTGCTTGAGCGAGTCGAAGATTTGCCGGTTGTGCTCACGCACCAACTGCGTCGTGCGGTTGGCTGCGTTCTCGCGGGCCGCGCGGATCGCGGCGTCGTTGGCCTCGTCGCCCTGGTCGCGGATCTCCTGGCGCTGGCCCTTCAACTCCTCGATGCGCGCCTTGATCTCCTCGGCCTTGTACTTCAGGCGGGTGAGCGTCAATTCCTCCTCCATCAGCATCCTGCGCGTGTCCATGTCGTAAAGCGCCTGCTTTACTTCGTGGACCTTCTCCAGATAGTCGATCTCGATGGCTGCTTTCTGCTGCTCGACCGCGACCTTCTGCTGGAGAGTCTGCGGGTCCAGGGACTCAACCTGCCGCAGGCGCGCGTCCCGCTCGAAGCCTGCCCGCTGCTCCTCGAAGGCGTACACCGTCCGGAGATGGTCGAGGTTCTTCTCCGCGATATCCACGTCGTTCTTGAGACGCTCCTGGTATCGCTTGGCCTCGTACTCCATTTCCTTCTGATGCTTTTCGCCCTCGTCTTTGAGGTAATCCGCGAGGGTCTTCTTGTTCTCCAGAGCGAAGTGGTCCTTGAATGCCTGGAACTTCTTCTGCATCGTGTCGATGATCGACTCCCACGCCGACTTGGTGAGCGCGACCTGATGCGTGCCCTTGTCATCCGTGAACGTGGTGCGCCGCGCGATCTCCGCGTTCATCTCCGCAACGTCCTTCGCGTACCCGGTCTTGCCCGCGCCGGTGGCGGCGATGGACTGGTCTTTGAAGTAGGACTCGTTCTCCCTCTGGCGCTTCTGAAGCTCGATGGCGAGCTTCAACGCCTCCGGATCGGGCTTGCCTGTGGCGCCGATCTTGAGCTTGACGCCAGTGTCGAACCCTTCGAAGGACTCGCCGGGGAGGAGCTTCCGGCCGGAGATCAGTTCGCGGATCTGGTCGTCCGTCATACCGCGCTTGCGGAGGTCGTCGATCTTGACCTTGCCGGAGCCGACGTCCTTCCGGAGCGCGTCCGTCTCCATCTGTTTGTAGCGGGCGTCCATCCCCTCCTTCATGTCGGAATACTCTTTGTAGATAATCGCGCCCGCTCCGATGATGCCGCCCGCCAGCAGGAAGGCCGGGTTGATTGCCATCGCGAGGTTGAGCGCGCCTTGCGCGAGCGCCCACGCCTTGGTCGCCGCCGTGATCGTGGCAATGATGCCGACCAGCACCAGCGTGCCCTTTCCAAACTTCTCGATGGCGTCGGTGTGGTCGCTGAAGAAGGACACGGCGCCCTTCAGGAGGCCCACTACCGCGATCAACTCGCCCTGGAACGCCTTGCCCACGTCCTCCCGCAGATCCTTCATGTCGCGGGAGAGCTTCGCCATCTGCCCGTCGTACGTCCCTGCGGCTTCCGCAGCGGCCCCGTGGATGGTCTTCGACGCCTCCACGATGGCGTTGTACCGGACCTGCTTCACCTCCAGGTCGGAGAGCGTCTTGCCGTGCAACTGCGCCTGCAAGCGCGCGACCTCCTCTGCCTCGGCCATCTTGGGGAAGAGGCTCATCGTCCGGAGTCCGCGCTCCTGCCCCGTCTCGATCGCCAACATGAGCTTCTCGAAGGCCTGGGTGGCGTCCAGCCCTTCGGTGTTGACGGCGGCGGCGTCCTTGGCGATCTTGGCGAGGCTTGTGGCCTTGTCCAATCCGATATCCGCGATGATGAGCTTCTGGACGTTGGTGGTGGCGTCTGCCGCCGCGAAGCCCACGTTGCGGATGGCCTCGATAGCTTTCTGCGCGGCGCCAGCCCCATCGCCGTGCGCCTTGGCCAGTGTGCGCGTAATAGCAACGGCGCGGTCGGCGTGCGCCGCTTCCTTCGCCGCCTCGATAGTCCACTCCTTCGCGAACTCGATGGCATTCTTGATCGCGTCCGCGAGCAGATTGCCAGCAGTGGCGCCCTTGACCATCGAAGCAGTCATGCCATCGATACCGCCCGAGGCGGCACGCGCCGACTTCGTGGCGGCGGTTTCGATGCTGTTCAGGTTCGCGTTGACGCTCTTGATCGACTGGTTCGCCTTGTCCACCTCGACGGTGACGACCAGTTCGATCTGGTTGTTACTTGCCATGAGTGTTCGTCCGCTCGCGATCCAACTGGTCCCGCTCGTCGTCCAGGATCAGCATCGTGTAGAACTCGTCAGCCCGGATATCGTCCAGCCCGACGTGGATTCCCAGGTTCAATGCCGCGCGCAGATCGAGGGCGCGCCTGATGAGCAGACCGGCTTCGGAAGTCTGCGCGGCATCGAGTTGGTCTTGGGGGCAGTGGTCGCACCGGCCTCCATCCGGCGCGTCCGGACACAGGCCCGGATCGCATAACTCATCGCGCCGGAGTGCCCAATGCACGAGGTAGCGGAGGGAGGGATTCTCCGGCCACTCCCCCGCTAAAAATTTGCGTCCCGATCCTCCTGGAAGGAGGCGTCGAGCGCGTCGATGGCGGCTTTGACCGCGACGGCCTGGTGGATGACAGGAACGTCGCCGGCGTACCCTTCGGTCGCATCGGTGAGCTTCTTATACAGATCGCCGGCCGCGCGCACGTTGATGGTCAACTCCTGCCGGTTGAACGGCAGGTCCAGTACGCGCGCGAAGCCGTGCCGGTACTGGTTCACGTCCTTCGCGGAGGGCATCTTCAGGAGGTGCGCCACGGTACCGCCCAAGACGCGCAGGACGACACGGAACGAGTCGCCCGCCAGCACCACGTCGTCCACGTCGCAGGTGGCCAACTGCTCGATAACCTTCTGCGCCTCGAACGCATCGACTTCGGGCCCCTCCTCGGAGCGGATCTTCGCCAGCAGCGCGGCGTCGATATCCTCGCCGTTCGGGATCGTCGTTTCAGAGATCCCGCGCCCGAGTTGCTTCACGATGACCTTGCGGCGGCGCTGGCGTTCGGCCCACTCGTCGTCGGAAGGAAAGCGGACCCGGACGGTCTTCGTACCGTCCGGGCCACGGAGTTGAATCGCCACCGGCCGGGTGGCGTCGAAAACAGGAGCGTTGGTGTCCATCGAAAGTGTCCTTATGAGCAGATTGCGTCCACGACCGTCTTGCCGACCGCCGTGAGGATGCCGTTCGTGACGTGGTACATCGGCAGGCACTCGACCGCGACCGTGAGGATCTGGTCCGTCTCCGCGATCTCCACCACGGAGTAGGTGACCTGCTGCCACGTCAACTGGAGCGAGTTGTTCGCGTCGTACGCCAGCGTCACGACCGCCGTGCCGGCGGTCTGCGCCTTGAGCTTCGTGTACTCGTCCGACCCGTTCATGAACCGCGCGACGAACTTCAGATTGCCGACGCGATTGCCAAATTCCAGCCTGCCGCGGATCGCGCCGGTGGACCCGTCGCCCGCCGTCTGGAAGCCGGAGCCGGGGAAGAAGCCTGCGTCCATCCGGATGTTGTTCTTCCAGCCCGTTTCCAGGGAGACGATGTTCTTGTTGGTCACATAGTCCACGCCGTTGATCGAGAGCGTCAACGAAGCGGAGGGCAGGAGCTTCTCCGTGGTCGCGGCGGGCATCGTAATGCCGGTCGCGGAGTCGATGACCTTGCCGGACCCGACCAACTCGACGCTGATCTTGCTGTTGGCGCGGCCAGGACCGGAGCCAACGGTGATCTGGAACCCCTCGACAGCCAGGCCGACCGCCTGCCGGTCGAGGACGACGCCGCCGCCAGGCCGGATCTGCTCGACGTAGGAGAGGTACGGCAACTCCGCGGCATCGCCAGCCGCAGGCATGAGCGGAGTGCAGGTGTACACGTACGGGCCAGCACCGCTCTTGACAACCTTGCCCAACGCGAACGCGACCGCCCACGCACCGATCTCCGCACTGAGATACTTCTCCAGCGTGGCGCCCACGTCCCATGCCGTCTTGAACGTGGCGGTCGGGAACTCGTGGCCCTTGCCGTACTCCTCGGCGTCGTTTTCGGTCGCAAGTTTCGGATTCGCGAGCGCGGCGTTCAACTTGCTGAACCGCCACATGTCGGCGGCAACCTGCGCCGTCGCGATATCGGCCTGCTTCTTCTTCCCGAAGCAGACCAGGACCTCTTGCAGCCTAGTCGTGGACATTGGTCGTTACCTCCTGCTCGTTGGTCGGCGGCTCGCACTGAGCCCAGCCGGAAATCATGAGGGGCGTGAGCACGTCGGGCGTCGCATCAACCTCTTTCGGCTCACCGCGCCCCCAGGGTGGGCGCATCCAAACGCGGGTCGGTTCATTCATCGCCTATCTCCGTAAATGTGATGGGCACTTCGAAATAGTCCAGTCCCTCCGCATCCGTCTGCCGCCCGATCGACGGGAGGTCCATCGGGTAGCAATTGGGGTGAACGGTCACCACGTTCATCGCCACACCGCTCGCGGCCGGAGCGCCTTTGGTGATGAGCCGGAACATCCGTTGATACGGAGTCGGCGGCTCGCCATCGAATGTCTCCCGCGCACGCAGGAACAACGTGACCTGATGCTTCCACACATCGAACCCGCCGAACGCGCCGGGCGCCGTGCCCTGCCACACCGCCATGATCGACGGTGCGGGCATCTGGTGGATGGCGTGCGCCAGACTTACTTTCTTCGGGTACTGGTCGTGGTAGGCGTAGATCCGCTCCGGATCGCCGCCCATCTCCTCGACCAGTTCGGGTATGTCGCGCAGGACAACGACGAAGTTGTCTACCAGCACAGAGGTGTCGATCATCGTTGTTTACCGCCGAGGGCCCGTTCCAGGATCAGCTTCGGCGTCATCTCCTGCAGAACCCGACGAGCGGACTCCGCCACCGCCACCTTGTTCTTTGGCGAGAACACCACCCATGGCTCGATCTTCTGGTTGATCCATGCCTTCAGCCGGTCCTTGCGAGTGGAGTTACTGGCCTTCGCCTTGTTATCCGAAACCGTGCGCACCTGAAAGTTTCGCAGCATGTCGCCGGTCATCATCAGGTTGCGGCGGTTCCCCCTGCCGAGTTTTGTTTTCTGGATCGCGTACCGTTTGGTGAGTGGCTTCGCGGGCGAATCGGTCGGACCTTGCGCGGCCGCCAGGCGGTTCTTGACGGCGGCCACCCCAACAGTCGCGATCTTGAACATCGACTGCTGGCGGAGGTTCATCTGATCGATCCGAACCTGCTTCTTGTAGAACACCCGTACCGACGACATCAGGTCCTCTCGCGAATGGAAAGCCAGCAACCGCCGGCGGGATCGTTCAGTACTTCGAAAACCGTGTAGACTGCGCCGTCGACGGTGACCTCATCGGCGTGGTCAGGCGGCACCGAAAAGCTGGACAGTGCCACGAACAGCCGTGCGTACACGGTGTCGGGGTGTCGTTGCTCGTCGGTCCTTTTATCCAGGACGCCGATGACCGTGAACGGAACACCTGCGCCCTGCTGGTAAGAAACCGGTTGGCCGAACGCGGCCAGGATAGCCGCGTTCGCCAAGCCGGATTGTTGTGACCACGCCGCCATGGGTTTACGCCGCGGCTGTGGCGTAGAGCGCCCAAACCTCGATAACGCCCGCAGTCAAAGGGCCGGTAGCGATCGTGACGTTGATCTTGCCGGCCGCACTCATCTTGAACGGCGTCGCGACGGCGGTGGGCACGACCAGCGCGTTCGTCCCCATCGACGCCTTAGCCGTGGCAGCCAGGATGCTCGCGGCGCCGGAACCGGCAACGGTCCCAATCGACACCGTGGCCGCTCCGCCGGCGGCGACAGCGGTCGTCGAGACCACGGTGCCCCCGAAAACGACGGCGTTGATCGGGATGGTGTCGCTGACCGCCGGTGTACAGGAGGCACCGCCATCCACGCTAAAGTCGTACTTTGCGTACGCCACCTTGAGGCCGTGCGCCTGCCCCGAGAAGCCGGGCACGCTAAACAGGGTGACCCGTACAACGGCGGCGCCCGTCGCGGCGGCCACCTCGACCGCTCCGATCAGCAGGTTGCTGCCGACCGTCGAAGTCACCTTCTTCGCCGAGTCATCCCAGTAAGCCAAGTCGCCCTGCGCAAAGGTGCTGGCGTCCTTGGCGAGGTCGTAGACACCCTCGACTTCGCACTCGACGTTGTTGCCCGAGAGTGCGTCGAAGGCGGCCACACCGAAGACGTTACCCACCTTCAAGCCGCCCCCGGAGAGCACGTCGTAGGGCGCCGCAAGGGTGAGATTGTCACCGCTCTTTACGAAATTGATCATGATTCTTTTCTCCTTTTCGTTGCCTTGGAACGTTGATTCAACCGCCCTAAGCGGCAGTGTTCTTCTGCAGGCCGCGGAAGTCGATCGCAGCTGCGGCGAAATCCAGGCGAGCCTTGATCTCGACGCCGTCCACCTCGAAGCCCTGCCGGGTCTCGATGTAGACACCCTGCTGCCCCTCGAGGTAGCAATACTCGATCGTGTCAATCGAGCTCGGGTCGGCCGCCGTGTACCAATTCGTGTCTCCGACGCTCGCCACCGCGTCCAACCGCGGTTCCACGATAGGCACCATGGCGCGCACGAACGCGGGCACATCGGCGGAGGATGCGGTCGCCGCCAGGTTGATGGGATTCGTGATTTGGACTGCAATGCCTTCGAGGGCTGCCGGGATGATCAGGAACTTGGGGATCAGGTTCAGGATCGTGCCCTTGGGGGCGGTCTGCTTGCGCATCGCCTTGCGCGCCGCCGTGATATTGGCCACCGCCGCGAGGCCATTGGTGGCCGTCAGATTCTTGTGCGTGGCGTGGAACAGAGGCAGGCCATCGGCCATGTTCGCGTTCGCCGTGATCACGGCCCACACGGTGTCGCTCTCGAGCGTGGCGGCCGCGATGCCCAAACCGGCGGGAATCCGCGTCAACGCCTGGAGGTCGTCGTTGAGGACCACCTTGCGGGTGATCGGCACGATACCGCCCCAGGTCGTGAGCGCGTAGGACTCCTTGGAGTCGCCCAGATAGATGCGAACGAACTCCCCGTTTTCGTTGGTCTTCTGCAACGCAGCGATGTCGCTCAACTGAATGCGATTCACCGGCTTGAAGTCGGCCGCGGTGACCTGGCGGCAGAACGGCACGAAGGTACGGGGCGCCGCCTCATACGCCTGGCGTAGGGTCTTGTTGGCGACGTTCGCCAGGATGTTGGGGAAGTCGCTGGTGGTCATGGCGCCATCGAAATACTCGGACGCCCCGTGCCGACCCTGGAGCGCCACACGAGCGATCTCGTGCCGGTCCATTCCGCGCGTCTTCACGCCGGCCGCATTCAGGCATTCGCGCGCCATGTCCACCAGGGTGAGCCCGGCAAACTCCCGGCCCTTTTCGACCATCTCGCGCGGCGCGCGAGGATTGCCCCTCAGCAGCAAAGCAGCCTCCATCCCCTCGCGCCGCTTGTCTACCTCGTCCTTGCCGCCGAACGTGGCGGGCGGGTTAATCGGCACGGTGGGGTTCTTCCGGTACTCGGCATCGAGCTTCGTCATGATGCGCTCACGGGCGGTCTCGACGGACACGCCCTCGTCAATCAGCGCGGCGAGGAAGCTCTCCTCCACTTTGAATGGGCCGGTCGCGATCGCGCGAATGGTGCTCGCACGCAACCGCTCCGCCTTCACCGCCTCGTCGCGCGCCGCGGCGAGGGCAACTTCGTTCTGACGGGCCTCTACGCCCGGGTCCTGCGTGGTCGTTTCCATGTCAGGTGTCTCCTTTGTGTGGGCAGATGCCCGTTGCGTTTCAACAACACTCGGTGGCGCCGGTGGCGTTATCGCCGCCGACATGAAATTCGTAGCCGCATCGGCGGCCACTGACACGAGGGAAATCTCGAACGGCTCCCAATCCGTCGCCGTGAATTCCCTGCGTTCCTGGCCCTTCGGCGTGGTGTCGACTTTCTTGTAGATCCACATGCCGGGGCTGAGGTTCTGAATGATGCCGCCCTTGACGTCGTTCCAGATCGGCGTCACCGCGTCGCGTTTGCTGAACTGGATCGTGGCCATGCCGGTGGCTTTCTTGGCCCATGCCTTTCGCACCACGCCGAGTTGACTCTCCACCCCGTAGGCGCTGTGCGAGTCCAGCAGGGGACCGCCGTTATTCAGGCGATCCATGCGGCAGCCTTTCATGTCGAGGATGAGGTCGTATTCCTCTCCACTGCGCCAATCGAACCGGGGCACCTTCGCGCCCGTGTACCAGACCGCGTCGATAGTGCGGGCGTCATCGTTGGCCGACGGCGGAGCGAAGGTCGCCACCACCGTGAAGCGCTCGACTTGGAATTCCGGGGGTTCCGGTTGGCTCTCGGGCTGCGCCGCGGCTGCGATGACTTCGACCGGGACGGTCTCCGGCGCTGTCCCCGTGATTTCTTCGGGCATAAGGACTCCTTCCTGTAGCTGTTGATTTACGAGGTGTAGCTTCTGGTCGGCGAATCCCACTGACGGGCGGAATGTTTCACCGTGCCCGTCTGCTTCGCGGGTAGTGCAGGCGCTGTCTCGCTCTGCTGTTCGACGCCCTTGTCGTTCACTTTGCGCGGATCGCAGTCCAGGATGATCTGCAGTTCGTCGAGCAGATCGTTCATCCGTCTAATTTCCTGCAACTGCTTCTCGGGGTCGTAGCCGTTCTGCGCGATAGCCTCGGACAGGGTCAACGTGCCGGTGCGGATGCGCTTCAACTCGGCCATGGCATCCTTCAGCGGATCCACGGATTCGAACTTGGGCGCCGTCCATTGCACGCCATAGTTCGCCTCGGGGATCTTTCCGATGAACACCAGGGTGTCAATGAACCTCCGCCACGTCGGACGGCAGTACATCGGGATCAGCGTCAACCACCGGAACGCCTCAATCGCGTTACGGAACCCAAGCATGCCCGCACGGTACGAGGAATAGTTGACGTTGGACAAATCCCCGGACAGCAATTCATAGGGAACGTCGATGCCTGCGCCGATCCCCTGGAGTTCGGTCATCAGGTAGTCGCGGTACCCGCCCGCAGGCGACGGCGCGTTGAATTTGATGTCCTCGCCCGGCTTCAAGTACTCGATCATGCCGGGATACATCCGCTCCAGCGTGTTCCCGGTTTTCGGGTCGGTGGACTTCGCGCCGAGCGGCAGGCCACCCGAACCCTCGGGGCGCGTGACGATGCCGGCCAGGCAAGCCTCCGTCTTCTTCCGCATGCGCTCCGCGTCGCGGTAATCGTCGAGGTCCCGCATCGCCAGCATGACGGGCGCGAGCCACGGTACGCCGCGCACCTGGCCGGGCCGCAAGATGCAGTAGGTGTGCATCACCTGTGCGGCCGGCACGGGCTGGCTCAGAATCCCGCCGCGGGGATTCAGCATGAAGACGCCGCCCGGATGGTAGTTGTAAAGCCAGTAGGACTCGCGCTGTCCGAAGAGGTTAAACTGAACACCCTGGACGATGTGCCCCGTAGCGATGCCCATCGTTCTGGAGATATCCAGAAAGTCCCCCTCCAGCACCTGCAACTGGAGTGGCACACGGAAATTGTCCTGTGCCAACCGCGGCCGGAACCGAACGATGCCGTCACCGCTCTCGGCGGTCGTCCGCACGATGAGCGCCTGCATCCCGTAGAAGTCCAACTGCCCGCCCGGGTCGCAGTTCTCAGCGAAGTACAGCCACTCGGCGTCGATGATCTTGTCGAGCGCCGGCGTCCCCGTCTTCGCCTGGGGAACGATCCCGGTTCCCACCGTGTTCCCGACCAGTTCGGCGATGGCTTTGCTGGCGTACGGATTATTGCGCAGCAGGTCGCGCGAGCGGTTGCGCAGGTTGATCAGGGAGGCGCCGATCTCAGTGTTCGCGTCGCCGCCGGCAGCTACCCATCCGTCCGTGCGGCGCCCGGACTTCGCGCCGTCGTAAGCGAACGTCTCAGTTGCCGCACGAAACCGCGCGCGCCGAAATGCCCGCTCGGGCGAGAAGTAGCCGATCACTTTGTCGAGGGCGTTCATCTAGTCTCTGCTATGCATGGCGAGGCTGAAAGAGGACGGCGTCGAGCCCGAAGCGGTGGCGATCGCTTTGTCGATGTCGGCGAGCGCCTTCCGCATGTCGTCGACGCTGTTGTACTCAACCGCCCGGTCGGTGAACTGTACACGGCGCGTACCGCTGAAGATTGCGCGCTGCAGCGCGTCGCGCATGGTTTGCAACTCCGTAGCGGTGATCATTTGAACCAGTCCTTGGCGCCGAACCATCCATCGGGGCGGTTGGCAAAGTAGTCGTCCCGGCGCTTGGTCGGCGGCGGTTCCGGGGCGGTTCCCTCAAGTTCGGCCCACTCATCCTCTGTGAAGCGATCGATGCCGCACACCGCCGCGGCCGCGCGGCAGAGCACCGCGAGATCGAGTGGTTCGTTCCTGACCGACTTATCCGGTACCCA